TAGCACCCTATTGCCTGTAGCTTTACCTCTGAAGGTTTCTTCTACAGACTCGAAACATCTTTTAAACTCATTACTCTTTACTACATTGACGTTTGTTTCGAGCTTTTTAACTTCTTCATCTACGTCAATACTACTTGCAGGTACGTACTTGAACTGACCATTGGTTTTGTTGACAACCCACCAACCACCTGCTTTCTTACCAGAAGCTTTGGCATACCCTGCCAACTGCCCCACGTAACCAAAAGGATCTTCTTCGGCAAGGGTATCGTAGGATTCGAACTTATTTCGATACGACCAATCTGAAGCAGACTTAATATCGTCAACTGCATCATCTAATATTAAATCGTATGTACCACTTACTTTAGTTTCACCTAGATCTAAAGAAACCTTATCGGAATCCTTAAATTTCACTTTAGCTTCTTTCATCAACCCCTTAAACACAGCTTCAACTATATCACCAATCATCATGTTCATTACGAATGTTGTAGGCAGAGGGTCTGCGTAATCTGGCATGTTCTTTTCAAACCAGAGTTGGCAAGATGGTCTGCCTACATTTGACATACGTAGTTGAAACTCTCTGCGTTTAGACTTTTTACCAAACTGACGATTCAAGGCTTCTCCTATGTCTTTCTTAATACCTGCGATGGTTTTAGCAGACATAGAAGTTTTACCATTGGTTGCATCCTCAAGGTACTGATGCAGAGCTATTTCAGAGGGATGGTTCATTCGAATGGAATCTCCTCTGTTTCCACCAAGTCTTGAACGATGTCCATATCCATGTCCTCTTTCTTACGAGAGTTCTCGTTCCAAGCATTGATTATGTAGTCATTGTAATTATCAATCCACTGCATGAAATCGGCAAAGGTTTGCTGATCTTCTTCAGATAGCTTGATAACATTCGTTAGGTTAAGAGACACAGAGGGTATATAGAAGCTATTACCATTTGGTAACTTTCTCTGTTCTGTAGCCACTTCGATGTTATGCTGTGGTGGTAGTCTCTTCATCTTGGAAAGCTTTACAAAACAGTTGCCAAGTATTTTAAAGGCATCTCTGTTTTCGACTTCCCAAATGAAAGGTGTAACACCAACATCTACGCTTTCCCCACTAGCGTTGACAGGATTACTCAACTCAACTGTGCCTAATATAACACGCACTCTTTTGATCTGCTTAATAAGATCCTGTGTGGATTGGTCAAGAGCTTTGAAGTCTTGAATGAACCCTGCAGGTTTACCACAGTTAAAGCCACCATCATTATCCTTGAGGTCAACATTAAGATTGTCGTTCATAACAGTCTTAATATATTTGTTTGGGGAATCGTTTGTACCCATGACAAATCGCTTGTACATATACCTCTGTACGAAAGGGCGAACCTTCGCTGTGGTGGAATAAAATGTTTCACCATCAGGGATGTCAAGTTTGTATGTGCCACCCTCAACAACTTCCACATTT